CGGCGTGCAGTAGCGGCGGCCCGCCAGCGTGCCGATCAGGCAGAGCGCGGCGCCCAGGGCGAGGAAGGGTTGCGGACTGACGGCCGTGGCTGTGGCGTAGTCGACGAACAGCTTCAGCGCGCCATCCACCGTCAGCAACTCAGGGGGGACGCGGTAGGGGAGCGGCTTGTCGGGCTGCTGCGTACTGTGTGCCAGCCTCTTCAGAAAGGCGGATGCCGGGTGCGCGTCCTTTGCCCTCTCGGCGGATGCGGCGTTCAGGGTGATTTCGGGAGGCGGCACCCAGCCGCGATCGATGGCCAGGCCATAGATCTTGCCGGCGCCGACGCTGTGCGGCCGCAGGGTCGCCCACCGCCGCTCCGCGGTGTCAGGTGTCCCGGACTGGCCAGATTTGGTGCTCGACTTCGACCAGTCGAGCCAGAGCTGTCGTCCCTCCTCGCCCAGCGCCGCCTTGATGGCGTTGCCGATGGTGATCCAGGAATGACCGTCCAGGTCGTCGTTCGGGATCCAGGCGAGTGCTGCGGCCACTGCGTCGTGGGTGCCGCGAGGATCGGATGGACCGCGCCAGACCGTGGCGGCCGCGGGGCCCGCGAGGGACTTGGGCTTCAGCTCGGTGGGCACCGCCGCATAGGCGGCATCGAGCCATGCCAGGACCTGCTCCTCGGTGACCACAGGCAATGCATCCCAGGGCACATCCAGCGGGTTCTCGTCGGGCCAGGAATAGGGCTGACCGGTGTCGGGATGGACGGCGTAGGCGACGAACTGCTGGCCGTGGGCGAGGACCTCCACCGGGGCCCGCTTCCGCCCGGCGAAGGGTGTCTCGGTCCGGTAGAGCAGCAGCCGCTTCGGAGGCTGGCCAATGCGCAGGAAGGGCGTCGCCCCCAGGTCCTGGATGGCGAGGTCGCTGAGGGCGTGTGCGATCGTGGCGTCGGGCACGTCGATGTCGAGCGCGACCGTGGTGCCGGTGGCGATGCCGATTCCACAGCCTGGCCACGACGACCAAATCTCGACTTCCTCGAGCGTGGTGGCGCGGTCACCGTGTTTGGTCCACCCGGAGTAGGGGAGCCAACGTCCCTGGGTGAATCGACCTGGCACCTTGCTACCCGGCATGATGGGGATCACGGGGTAGCCGTTGTCCACCAGCTGCGAGCCAAATCGGGCCATGAAGCTCAGTTTGCTCATCCCGGCAGCCCCTGCACCTTGGCCGCCGCGCCGTTGACCGCGACCTGCTGGTCGATCAGCGCGTCGACATAGGCGCCGCACACCGTCTCCACGAAGCCGCTCCATTCCGCCGGCGTCCATTGCGCCATGTCGGTCCGGCCGAGGGCGTCGATGAACTCGCCTGCGGCATCTCCAGCACGACGCATGGCGGCGAGTTCGAACTCGTTCGGATCAACCACGCGTCGCTCCCTCCGGATCTCGAGGCACACCCGTGAGCAGGTCGGAACCGTCCAGTGTACGCGCAGCGCGCGCTCGCGGCGGAACCAATCCCAGTGGCGGGCAGAGCGATCGCAGGTTCGGCATCTCACCCAAACCTCACGCCAACGATTTCTGTGTACTGACCCACAGGCCGGATCTGGATGCAGGTGGGTGTCGGCAGATCCGCGATCGCCTCCAGCGCATCTGCCACGGAGCGGGGTGCCGGCACACCCGGCACCCGGCGCTGCCACCAGGCGCAGGCCTTCTCGCGGGGATACCCGGTGTGCTCGAAGCAGACCCATTCGCTATGGGAAGCCAGACCGCAGCGGTAGGTGACACGCAACGAAGGTGGCTTGCCCGGCTTCTCGTGGCGATCGTAGGTGATGCCTGAGACTTCGCACCAGGCAGATTGCTGCTGAATCGAGAGCAGTGCGTCGGAGGCTGCCTTGCTCGCCACCTTGATCTCCGGCGGCGGAAACTCGTGGCCGCAGGCCGTGCACAGCCGCACGCTGGCGTGGTTGATCGCCTGGCACTCCGGGCAGACCTTGATCGGCGCCTCGCCGGGCTCCTCGCCCTTCTGCTTGCGACGGCCATCTACGGTGTCGATCGGGCCGTGCCGCGCCGTGTTGCCGGCGAAGTCGAGAACCAGGCAGTCCTCCTTGCCCTCGGCGAGGCGGGTGCCGCGCCCGACCATCTGGACATAGAGACCGACGCTCTTGGTGGGGCGCAGCAGGGCGATGAGGTCGACGCCAGGGGCGTCGAAGCCGGTGGTCAGGACATTGGCGTTGGTGACGCACCGCAGCCGCCCGGCCTTGAACGCTGCAAGGATGCGATCGCGCTCGGGCCCGGGCGTGTCGCCGGTGACGGTTTCGCAGGAGATACCGTGCTCGCGGATGGCGTCGCGGACATGGAGGGCATGGGCAACGCCGGCGCAGAACACCAGCCAAGAGCCGCGCCCCTCGCCGTGCTGCACGACCTCGCCAACCGCGGCCCGTGTCACCTCATCGCGATCGACCGCAGCCTCGAGATCCTTGGCGATGAACTCGCCGCCGCGGCTGCCGACACCCGCAACATCAAGTTGGGTGTCGGTCTGCTTGGGGACGACCGGCGAGAGGTATCCCTGCTGGATCATGGCCAGCACTGGCACCTCGTAGGCGACGTCGGTGAAGAGCCGATCCTTGCCCTCGTGCAGCAACCCGCTGTCGAGGCGGTACGGCGTGGCAGTGAAGCCGACGACCTTCAGCAGGCCGGCATTGATCTCGTTCAGCTCGGCCAAGAAGGAACGATACATGCCGCTATCGCTGCGGCCGAGCAGGTGCGCCTCGTCGATCAGCACCAGGTCGCACCGCTGAACCTTGTAGGCATGACGGTGGATGGACTGGATACCGGCGAACAGGATCTGCGCGCAGATGTCGCGACGGGAGAGGCCAGCGGAGTAGATGCCGGCCGGCGCTTCGGGCCACGCGCGCATCAGCGCCAGGAAGTTCTGCTGGATCAGTTCCTTGACGTGGGTGAGGACCAGCACCCGCGTGTCGCGGTAACTCTCGATCGCCTCGCGGATGAAGCCGGCGATGACGACGGACTTGCCGGTACCGGTCGGCATGACGACCAGCGGGTTGCCAGTGTGTTGGGCGAAGTAGCTGTAGAGCGCGTCGATGGCGTCGCGCTGATAGGGGCGGAGAGAGAGGGTCATGCGGGCACCCCGTCGCGCCATTCCGCTCCGTCCGGCATGCGGTAGCTGACCCAGTCCTCGCCGGCATCAGTCTGCTGGCCGGGGACAAGGTCGGGGATCAACAGGTGGGCAGCGCAACCGCGGCGCTGGTCGACCGTCGACAGCAGGCAAGTGTGCCGGGCACAGTGCCATGCGCCGTCTGCAACCGGTGTGCTGTGCAGGCAGTTGCGGCAATGGCGCTCAGGCATGGCGTCGCCATGGCAGAGCAGATGGTGATCGCAGAACCGGCATTGCCACCAGGTGGGGTCGTCACTGATGCGCGTCGGTGGACGCGAGGCCAGGACGATGCGCTCGGCCCTGGCGAGGAGGCGAAGTCCAGCCTCGGCGTCGGCCCGCACGCGCTCCTGGTAGAGTTCGTCGGTGTTCTTGTTGACGGCGAGATAGAAGGCCCGATCGAGCCCGGCGAGGTGCATGTAGACCTGCATCTGCGCCCAGTGCGCCGGCTTGGAGGCGGCCACGCCTTCCTTCTGCAGGGCGAGGAAGGACTTCTCGCTGTGCGTCTTAAACTCGCAGACGTGCCAGGTCTTCGGCGCCTCCGGCAAGCCGATGGCCACCGCGTCCATGCTGCCGCCGAAGTGGCCCGTGGCGTCGCGCAATGTCCATTGCCGCCCGGTGGCTGGGTCCAGATCGAGGACGGTCACGCCGATGCGGCGCAGGTTCGCCACGAAGCGGGCCTCGGCCAGGTGGCCGGTCTCGAACAGCCTCAGCAGCCGCCCGGTGTGGCGTGCCCGGCTCACCCAACGGAAGCCATACCAGATGGCCCGTTCGCAGGTGCCCCCGATCACCGACGCGCCGAGATGGGCACGATACCCATCGGCGCTGTCGGCTTCGTACGCGGCATAGATCGCCGCGACGGTCGGCTCAGGAGGAGGCGGCAAAGCGGCCATGGTCAGCCCGCGCGGCGCCAGGGCGGCGTGGTGGTCGTCGAGGCCGGTGCGGGACGCGGCGGGGGAGGGGCCGGGCGCTGCGCGGTCGCCTGCGGTGCCGGGGGACGCGCGGCCGGAGTAGGGCCAAGTGGCGCATAGCCCTTGATCTTGTTCTGCTTGCGCTGCTCGTGCGGCTGCAGGTGCTTGTCCCGGCTGTCGGCCTCGACCGCGAGCGTCACCTGGAGCGGCCGCAGATGAAGCTGCTCGCTGTCGCTCACCTGAAGCTGCCCCACCGCATGGCAGATGGCGGACAGGGCGCGCTGCGCGATCTCCACCGTCTGCTGGTTCGGGTTCACCAGGTTGAGCTGGTCCCAGATCTTGCGGCCCTGGTGGGGGCCTTCGAGGACATCGAGCTCGAGCCAGAGCAATTGGCCGTTGCCGGCCTTGGTCGGGCGCATCTCGCTCTGCACGATCTGTGCGACGTAGCGGCCGGGCGGGAGCAGTTCGAAAGGGGCAGCGGGCTCGACG